TCTTGTCAGAGGCTGGCCGTACTCCTTCATTGCCTCTTCGAAGGGGAGCGGCTTTTTGTAGCCGTAGGACCTCGGCTCCCACAGGTGGAAGTTGCAGCGGCGCCCGAGCAGGGTGCGGATGACCCCGTACTTAGCGGCTTGCTGCATTGCGAGGTCGGCCAAACCTTTTACGAACGGCACTTTGTCGTGGTGCGTAGAAAGCAAATCCGAGGCTTCTGCCTCCGTGATGCCGAGCTGTCCGGCAAGCTTGCCCTTACCCATGCCGTACATGATCCCGAGGTTAACCACCTTGGCTTCCTTGCGGCTGATGCCAGCGAAGTCTGCCACCATCTGGTGCAGATCTACGTCGCCTTCGTGATACGCCTGAACCACGCTGTCGATCATGTCGTGCCGGTTCTGTCCGCGGATGCTGGCGGCAAAGTGGACTAGCAGGCGGGGTTCCTGCGAGGAATAGTCGAACGACCCCCACTGGCAGCCTTCCTCCGGAACAAACAAGCCGCGAATCATCTTCTTGATCTCCGGGTCGCGAGCCGGGATCTGTTGGAGATTCGGGTTCGAAGAACTGAACCGGCCCGTTACCGTGCCGCCCTCGTCGCTGCGGAGTTGGTGAAATTCCGTATGAATCCGGCCCTTGTGCTCGTGCTTCAGGATGGTGTCGATGAACGTGCTGTCGGCCTTGTCTGTCTCTCGCAGCCGCACGATTGCTTGCGCGACCTCGTGAGGGTGGGCTGACAGGAACTGCTTGGTGAACGACGGCGCCCCGGCCTCGGTCTTGGGGTACTGCAGGTTCAGCGCATCGAAGACCTTCTGCACAGATGCCGCCGCCCAAGGTTCGATGGCCACGCCTGTCTTGTCTTTGATAAAGCTGGAGATTTCTTTCTTCCGGTCGCGGAGAATACGGCGCGCTTTGTCCGCGCCGTCGAGGTCTACCCGAACACCCATCTTCCGCATGTCCAGCATCATCGGAATAAGCGAGGTCTCCAGCTCCCAAATGCTCCAAAGATCCAGCTTGTCGAGTTCAATCTTCAACCGCTCCCACAGGCGTAGCGTCATGGTCGCGTCCTGCTCTGCGTAGAGGCCGACATATTTGGGCGGCAGCTTCCACATCTCCGCCTTAGCATCGATGCCCCATTCCTCGGCGGCTATGCGCAGCAGCTTCTCGTTTTTGCGCTCGTCGAGATAATCCTTGCCAAGGTTGTTCAGGCTGTAGGACCAGCGGTTCTCGTCCACCACAGCCCCGGTAATCATGGTGTCAATGATTCGGCCTTGAACGTTAACCCCTTCCGCCCAGAGCCAGCCTAAGTCGTAGGTGGCATTGTGCATAATCTTGTCGATCTGAGGCGTGGCCAACTGGGCCTTGAGCCACTTCATCGTGATCTTGGGGTCGAGATTGTGCCCGTTGTCGTGGCGGATCGGGAAATACCAAGACTCCTCTCCGGCAGCCACGGCGATGCCAACGATAAACCCGTCACCCCGAGCCCAGCCCGGGCCCAACGTAGTCAGGCGCGGGTCGCAGGTCTCGAGGTCGATGGCGATCTGCTTGTACCCGGTCAGATCCGGATATCCCGAGGGCATGTGCCATTCCAGCTCCACGCCTTCGTTCATCTGTATGGCGATGTAGTGGTCTTTGTCGAAAAGAGATTCCTGCATGTCAGTCCTTACCAAAGCTTCCACCCAGCGCGCTGTACCCGCACTTGTCCACCCACGAATCGCCGTGGTCTATTGTTTCCAGCAACCGGGCGGTCTTTACCCAATCCATCATCAACGCCACATGCTTGGCCGTGATCGGACCATCGAGGTTCTCGACGATGATGTTCCAGCCGGCGGCAATGCGATCGAAGTTGTCCTTCGCATCCCCGTAGTCCGTGGCCCTTGGTCCTGAGATCAAATGCTTAGCGGTGTCGAGGATCTCGTCTCTGGTCATAGGTAATACCTGTATTTTTTGTCCGACTCGAGCAAGTATAGGTTCTCCTTGGTCCGGGTGACAGCAACATAAAGCGCGCGCAGCTCGTCGTCTGGAAACCTGCTTTCGATGCACGACCACGTCGCACCAAGGTACACGATGCAGTTGTCGTCCTCGCCGCCCTTCATTGCATGGAACGTACTGACCTTGATCCTTGGTTCTTTGGTCAGGTCTTCGCCCCGAGCAATCAGTGCCCGGATGTAGCGCGCCTCGTCGTAGCTGATACGAAGAACCTCGTAAACATGCTGGTCCTGCGGCCCCAGCCAACCGTAGTGCTGAACCAGATCGTCGTAGCTCAGCAAGGCTTCTGGGTCGGCGGCATCAAGAAGCTTCGTGGCCCCGCGCCGAACCATGGCGCCTTCGCCCGTCTTCGGCACTGCGCCGTACAAATCCCGTACAAACCGCAAGCCTACACTGCCTCCGGCGGAGAGCTGCTTCCATGTCTCGATGTTCTGCAACAGCGACGGGCTGACCGAAGGGTTGCCCTTGACGCTGTAGTAGTAGCCCATCTGCTCCAGCTTGTCTGCGAAGTCGTAGCAGAAGGAGTTGACCCTCGCCATGATGGTCCACGATCCTTTGTCCAAGGGCGCATCGTGAAGGCGCATGATCTGCTGAACCGAGCCTTCTTCGTCTCGCGGATAGAACTCCTTGGGGATGCGGTCCTTGATCCGGGCTGTAATGCTCTTGGCCAGCCGCCACACAGAACGCGGCAGGCGGTAGGACTGAGACAGGACCTCGATGTTTTCGGAGCAGCGTAGGAACTGGCTCACATCCACACCGGCCCAGCGGTGGATCGCTTGGTCGTCATCCCCTGCGATCACCACCTCCTCGGCTGTTTCTGCCATGTGCCGAACCATGGTCCACTGGAGGGGCGTCAGATCCTGCGCTTCGTCGACGATCAGCAGATCGAGATAGACTGGATCAGCCATGGTCGGATACATGGCGATCATGTCGGCAAAATCAGACTTGCCCATCTTGGTCTTGTATTCTTCGTTCTGTTCGTGGACCTGCACCAGCTTGGGGTAGCTGAGCGAGTAGTCTTCCATCTCGTTGTATTCCCGCTCAAGGGACACCTCTCGGTAGCGTGCCCGCATGGCAGCCTGCAGGTACTTGGCACCGCTGCCGCCAATCGTCGGCAGGACGATCCCGTCGTCTATCGACGTGCGGTCGGCCGCTTGAAACTCGACCCCAAGCATTTCGCCCAGCGCCTTGTAATCCGCCCGGGCCATGACGTCGGTCCGCTGCAGGCCCAGCGCATGGTAGCCCGTAGCATGCAGGGTGCGAAAGTGTGGGAGCTGCTTGGGCTCAAGGTTGAACTCAACACAGGCCCTATCCAGCGCCTCTCGCACCGCCTTGGTGGTGAAGGATACGAAGGCTATGCGGGACGGGTGTACGCCCCGGGTCAGCGCCTCTCTGACGACCTCGATCAGGGTGTGGGTCTTACCGCATCCCGGAGGCCCGAGGATCAGGCGGCTATTCGGTATGGGGTGCATGCTTTCTCTCCTGTATCCATTGTTGAATGTCTTCCTCAAGCCAGCGCACGGCTACGCGCTTCTGCTCTTCCCCACCCAGCTTAATGGGTGATGGAAAGCGGCCGTCGGCTACCCACTTGTAGATCGCGGATTGAGAGACGCCGATCCACTCTGCTACCTCTCGGACCCCCAGAAGTTTAGAACGGGACGTCATTTTCAATCTCCTTTACGTCGAGGCTCACCTCATCTTCTTCGAATGCCGGCACCCACCATACGCGGACCGTCGAGGGCTTTCCCCCTTCCTTAGATATGGCCTTGTGGCCATGGCAGTGCTCGGTCCCGTTAATCGCTTTCAGATGCTCTTGAATCTCGGCCCTACTGCGGTAGTTAAAGTGCCGCTGTCGTAGGAACTCCTCGAGACCCGGCATAGTAAACATCGTTCGGCCCTTCTCGGTCCACGGTTTGCCCATCTTAAGCTCGGCAGGCTCCATGGCCCGGATCCGACTGGTGCAGTACTGGCGCAGGATCTCTTTGAACTGCCCACGCACCGTCAGTTCCTCTGGTGCCTCAAGACGGGTTGCTTCACGCAGCATCTGCGCGATTTTGCCTTGGTAATCCATCTCCTTGATTTTAGGCGGCATGATCGTCGACTGCTCCATGACTACCCGCTGCCAAAGGTTCTGGCTCTGAAGCTCCTCGGTGGTGAGCTGGATGCGGTGACCGTCGACGTCCATGAAATAGAGCCGCGGCTCCGACATCAGGATGGTCAGGCCGCCAAGCTTGGGCATATCCGGAATGTTGCTGTCGATCCCGTACTTGCGCTGTCGGCAGAGCACGACATCGCAATGGCTCTTGAACGGCTCATCATTGCAAGTGTACCCGTAGTCCTTTTTCTCAAGGGACTTCTGAACACCGTTTACTTCTGTCGAACCCAAGGGATCGGTGAACAGACGGCGGTTCATGTCCTCCATCTCCTTGACCCAGTCGTCCGGGGACTTCTTCCGGCAGTAGACCCCGCAGTTGAACAGCTTCTTGTTCCGCTCGTCCGGGACCGGGCCGTCAGCGAACAGATGCTCAAGACAGGGTGGCCCGTCGGTGAAGTATTTCCGTTTCTT